GTCACGATCTGAAAGTATTGATTAGGATTGAGTCCCGTCACTTCCCAAGTGCCATCTGGGTTAGATATCCCGCGATAGATTATATGTCCTGTGGTTTTTTGGATTATGAAAAACTTCGCCTTTGATTCAACCCCATTTCTTCTTATTATGAAAAGTGGGGAGTTTGCAGAACCTAATCTACCGTGACCACTAGCTCCGGTTGTAGGTGAAAATGGTTGATAAATAAATGAACCTATAAGCATCGCCTGACCTCACCAATTTTCCCAATCACTCGTTATGTCTATCATGTATGCAAAATTTCCACCAGTGGAATTACTTGCACCAAAGTAATAATTTCCCCAAATAAGTGCAAAGTCCGCTAACTGTTTCCCGTTGTTCAACCCAGACAAAACATCAAAGTTGTTGTATGGGGATATGCCCTGACGATACTCGTTGTATGTTAGAGCATTCAATGGATTAACTATTCCCGGCAAATACCCTCGCCTCTGGAATATAAGATTTCCACTACTCGCTTCGGCAAAAATTTCCAATCTGGAATACGGCAAACTTCCGGTTATCAAATCGGGATCTCCGGTAGATCCTAATTCGTGTGCACCGTTGTTTCTATGGGATATGCTGGTATTAGTAGAAACCGTATTAGTAGAACATATCAAATATCCACTATCACCATTGATAGTTCCGTCAAATGATTTGGCTAATGCATATAACAATTGATTTCCGACTGAAAAATCTGTTTCGTTGCTAGCCCAATACCCAATGCCTGCCGCCGCTAGTCCAGAAGATACCGAATAATCGGAAAGACTTGGACATCTACCAGACGCAATCATGAAAGTTCCCGGATCGTTTGCAGAATAAGGTATAAAATCGCCAGCACAATAAGTTCTATACCCAGTTGACCGATCTACACGATCGTTCCATGTACCAAAATAAAAGAATGTATCAGTGCCAATAAAATAATACTCTCTGGGCGTATTGTCCAAGGTCGAACTTTTTGCCCATGCGCGTTCTTGTAATGTCGGAAATTCTCTAGTACCAACTCCTAGTGCAGACATGGTTTCAAATCCTCTCACCCGAGCAAATCTAGCGTCCCTAGAATGATCTGCTGAATTGTCATCTATTTGCAGATAGTATCCGCTTCCAGTTAGTGGGTTGTTTCTGAAAGCAATAGTGTCTACTCCATTATCAAATTCTATTGTCCACCCCAATTGTGGAAGTGCCCACTTTACGACATTATATAAACTGCCGTCTGTTCCGTTCAGAACCGGCGCACCGGGATCTGTTTCTCTTAATATGACTGGAACCATACTCTTTGTGTCTCTTTATAAATTAACCGTAGTTATTTATAGTAGTAGGACGCCTCTGTTGTTCTTTCAGCCGCGCTTTATGTTTTGTTAAATAGTGTTTATATAGTAGAAGAGAGATAAAATGAAACTACTAAAAGGAAAACTATTTTTAGATAGCGCCACGGGGAAGTTGGAGTTCCATTATCATGGAGAAAACGGTGAGCAAACGCTCATGATCAACACAGTTAAAACGGACGAGCTACCTGAATTTGGGCGCTCAATTGAGGCGTTGATAACTGAACCAGAAAATGACATCATTGATTGGCAATATCAATTAACCGATATTCCCACACACTCTACTAGAGATATTGTTATCTCAGTTGGATGGGGTCATACCGATACAGAAGAGATTTCACACGAACAAGCTGACGAGTGGGCAAACATACTAGCCTCCGAAGCCAGAAGAATTGGGCGCGAGAAATGGAATGTACTAGCTTATGGTGCCGGGTATAGAGATTCTGGGTATTCTGGGTTAATGAAAGTCAAGTGGCAAGATTTGGCTAGCGCTGTTAATGAAAGATACCCAGACAGACCTGATAACACTCATTCGACTACCATACTTCCCGGCGCTTCAGTATCATTATGCGGGCAGGCTATATTAGGCGGCACGATCAGTTTTAGCCGGAGAGAGTGTGCGACGTTTGGAATGAAGACTCCTATCCACGAGGCATTAGGACATTCTATAATGGGACTTGAACATGCTGCCAAAGGTAGTTCAGAGTATGGAGAAAGTGACACGTGGATGGGAAGCTCTTCCAGTTCTAATAGAGAGTTTAGTACTCCACATTTATATCAGGCTGGATTGGTGGAACACAATAATGTTCTAACATTAGTTGCTGGCGAGTCTGTAGAAACGTGGCTAGTTCAGGGTCACACACAGGCTCAGGCCATGAGATTAGGTGAAAACAAAGCAGTGATTTGTCATGTGGCATCAACTGGCGTTACACGTAGAATTATGGTCAGCTATTATAAAAATACCATAAGAATCCACAGGCCGGGATTCGGGGCAACAACTAATTGGGTTAGGACTGATTTGCTGGCCAAATTAAGAAGGGCTGGAGAAACTTTTGAAACCAACGGGGTGACTGTTGAAGTATTAGAATTGTCCCTGTCCGGAGGCAAGGTGCGAGTGTATAATCAGACGACCTCCCTTCCTAGACAAGCGCCCAATCCAGTATGGGCCGAACCGGGTCAAGACAGTCCAGTAATCGGAGATTGGGCGCGTGGACAGTGGGGGCACCCTGAGTGGGCCACGGTCCAAGGAATTCATTTTGGTATGACTTCTACAGGGAAACCGGTTCTGCACTGGCTGACGTGGAACGACCGTATTGCCGGAACACATGAATGGTATTGGGCCGTATGCGACTTGCAAAATAATGGGCGGCTGGTTACTGGAGACCTTTTAACAGCCGACCACTATGGCCGAGTATCAACTGTGGGAACTGTGAGAGGTTATTGGTATAACAACAGCGAGGGCATCATTAGAGTGGAATTCGCTAACGGTGACCGGGCTACATGTCCAATTCGTCGAGTATTTCAGGCTCACCCAGATAGTAGGGCAGGGTATTACGGGATTGGAAATGCTCAAGGCTTAACCTTGAGTCTTAACCAGAGTGGCCACGGGTTGGCCTACTGGTTGTCTCACGAAAATTCTCGCCAGATATGGAGAATGTGTATTGGAAGCCTAGACAGTATGATCGTATATGAAGTGGAAGGAGGTCAACGGTCAGTTAAAGCCCCATTCAAAATTCGGCCAACCGGAACCGCGACGATTAGTAATAATGCCGATACCTTTACCATAAACTTAGATGGTAAAACAAGTGATCAGCGTACTATGAGAAAGCTGGCCTAAAAACGGCTGTCTCATGTTTTGATCTTTGATATGTTGTGGCCCATTCCTATCCCCGGCCTTCCGGGGTATCCCTTAATTCCAATAACTCCGTGACTGAAAGGATATATCTTTTTGCTCCCACATTTTTGGTAACGCCATAAATTTATGTCGATAGCGTTTTGGTACTTGCTTAAAATTTTTTTGAACGTATGGAGTGCTGACCCTTTCATCGCAGTAGAACATAGGCTAGCGTGGTCTCTATTATTCATCATCTTTTCTGTACCATCCAAGTGTCTATACAAACTAGGGGCCTCCCCCACGAGGTCATGGGTTTCCAACCACCCAACACATCTACTGATCCACCACGAGGCATAGCAATCGTCATCTTCTACAATAACCACCTTATCATTGTCGAAATCTACCATTTTTAAGCCTTCCAACAGATTTCTGGCTTGAGTATTTTGGCCCGGTTTCCAAAATGGCTCTGGCCTAATCACTGAAATCTTCCAGTTTTCAACTTCAGGAACGGCTGAAGGCGTTCTTCCATCATCAACGATGATCCATTTAACTGGACCTTTGTAATCTTGTTTCTTCATATACTTGATACAATTCGCCCAAGCTTCTGGACGCTCTCCGGTAGGCGTGATCACGACTATCATCTGATAGCTTTCCACCAATTAATAGAATTGAAAATCTGGGTCTGCACGTTGCTCCTGTTACGATACTTTGAATATAAAGTGGACTTTTCATCTTGAGGGAGAGGTTTAAGATAGTTCTCTCCATGCTCTATAACAATTCTTTTTTTACCTTGTTGGTGAGCTTGCCAAGAGACATATATGTCGTCCATAAAATAGTATTTGAACTTTGTGAGATCGATTCTGATTTTGTCGGTGTTCCAACAGCTTACTCCATTTCCTATAACCTCTACTTCGGTGTCTCCGACCTTTTTTTCTTTGAAATGGTAATATTCTCTATAGTCTAAAAAATAATTTTTGACTTTCTTGTTTGGAGTGAATAATCTTCCATGATGCGACACGATGACATCATTCGAATATTGATCAAGTTTGTCTAACGTGTATCGAACGTAATCTGCCGGATATAATATATCGTCGTCAACGCAAAAATAGTATTCCCCTCTTCTCATTGCCCAGAACAGTTTTCCTGAAGACTGTAAGTCTTTTCCTAAGACGGTTTTAATTTTTTTATCTAATAATTCCTTTGGAACTGTGCTATATTTGTTTAGATAAATTCTTATTTCATCCACCTGATCATACAGGGAGTCTACAACCTGTAAACAGGTGTCTAATCTAGTAGGAAAAGTTGCCATGTTTGCGGTTATTTTCATTTTTTGTTGACTTTTTGGAATAGTTTAAATTCAGAAAAACTGGTCGAGCTTTGGTCTTTACCCGGCGAATACCTATAAGGATTGGTCCATCGAGAAACCAGAGTAAAATCTGGAGCATTCTTTTGTATCCAATCGCTGTATTTTCTATGTTTAACATGTGGAGATAGTTTTTCTCCCGGCTCCGGGTCTCTGTCAGAAGAATAGATTAGCACAAATTTTTCAGAACAATTAAGCAGATTTTGCATATATGTATCAAAAACTTCGTCCTCTATAAGGTGAAATATTACGTCCAATGACAATGTGAGCGAGGATGAAACATTATTTAAAAGCTCGGTCGGCTGTAACGTATGGAAGTTCCAACCACGATGTTTATATTTGTTATTACAGTACTGGACCATCTTTTCCGAAACGTCAAATCCAATATAACTTTCAACGTTGAACAAACTGCATTGATATCCGTCACCGGAACCGAACTCTATCATTTTATCAATATGATACTTTTTTATGATCTCATTAACAACACTCGCTTTGTAGTATGCTAACTTCCCTCTAGATCCTTGCCCGGAATGGCCTCCAGTCTCATAGCGTGATATCCAATATGAAGTGCTATTAAAATCATCGAGAGTTCGACTGGTCTCTTCCTGTTCGACCTGCGGACTCGTATTATCGTCTGTGTCTTCTTCGCCCAAAATCAACTGACATTCCACCGGCCTTATTTCAACCGGTCTAACCGTTTTATAGTACCCCGTTTCATTTCTGCGATCTATAGTTTTCGCGATTTCCCTTCTCTTCTCGGACTGTGGATTTGTTTCAGGGTGTTGTGTTAACGAATTACCATGTATTCTTCGATAAAACATTGGCGTGTTTACATGGTGTATTTTGAAATGTCGCTCTGAACGAAAACAAAAGTCGCTGTCTGCCCCACACAACCATTCCTCATACCCTCCTAACACCTCATGAACTCTTCTTTTATGACATCCAACTCCATCACTGACTTTAGGCTTTGCGACTGGCGGACTTCCTTTTTTGACATTCATGTATTTTATTTTGCATATGTCATATCCACCTTTCATTGCTCTATCTACTACATCTAACAGTCCGGGCTTCATGTAATCATCAGAGTCAAAAAAGAAAAGAAAATCTGCCTCTGCTTTCGATATCAGGGTATTTCTGACAATGTATGGTCCTCGACGCTCCTTGAAAAAGTAAACTTTGAGCTTTGGGTATTTTGAAGACACCGATATCAACTTGTTCAGGGTATCTTCGCATGAATCCACGCCTATCAAAACCTCTTGTAGTAGTGACGGGCTTCTTTTGAAAAGAGATTGCCCGTAGATAGAGTCTAGGCATTCTTCTATAAATTGAGCAGATTTATATGCTGGGATAATAAAGCTATAAGAGCTTTCAGTTGAATGGTTGGTAGGTTTTAATGGGCTTTTCGTCACGCTTTTTGTTGTTCTGATCCTGTCGGATATCTTCATATAGCTTAAAACATGTCATGCGTTTTATTTATGTGATGACAAGCTAAAATATTCTTGAAAGGGTCTCCGTTGTGGAGGATTTGCACTTTTTATCAAGACATTTATTTTTTCTTTGAATTCATCCAAACAATAGTTGAAAGACAACTGATCTCTTTTACTAGGTAAAGAAGTGTAGGTAGAATACCAAAAGTCTAAAAACGGGATCGCTTTAGTTATATTGTTAATCACAATTACCCCTGTTTCACACAGTCCGTTCTTTTTAGGATAGCCCATGTTCTCAAGAATTTTAATGTGCTCTTTGACCGCCAGCTTTTCATCTTTTTTTAATCGAATGATTTCTTCGGCCTCTCTGTATATACAATCCCGGTCCGGGTGCTTGCCCACAATCATATCGAAACCACGATCTATTTGGATGGAAGGAAAGCGTGAAGTGATTTTGTAGCTACCATCCAATAAAATATAACTATCATATTTTAGATCGATATACCTGTAAAATTGCATTGAAAGATAGCACGCTCGCCTTTTAGGGCATGTAATGTCCATCGATTCGGGAACCTTAACAGTTGTCCATATAGAATTGGTTGATTGAGTCAGATGTCCGTCTGTCAAACAGATATAGTCCCAGCCTTCGGCCATCTTTACAGGTTCTTTAAGTGTATCGTAATTTCCTGTTATATACGTTATTACGCAAGATCGAGACGTTTGACTCATCCTAATATCACGCGGCGGAGACCCCGGCTTCAGCCGGGGGTGGTTGACTATCGATAATCCCCAAAAACACATCAAACTCGATGATACAAGCATCCCTGTAGACAATATGAGAGACATCCATGTTCTCGATCAATGATCGTGCAAGTGCTATATAGGTTCCCTTCCGATTGACTTTCATCACCAACATCGGGTGCTTGTCGGCGAACTCGGCATCACTCTTTGCCTGTTCCCACCATTCATCGAAGAGTATCGAAGACCCCGAAAGAAAGTGATGGAACTTGGGTTCGTCGTTATGGAACTTGCACTCGATGGAGAACGGGAACCAAGAAGGGGTGATGAGATCACCGCTCAGAATGTCTTTTGCGTCTTCTCTGATGTCATGATGCTTGACTCTGTTCTTGCCCCCGACGAATGCGCCCGATGTTGGAACTCTTTCGTCGAAAAACTCACTCAATCGCTTTGCCATCTCAAGCTCGAAGCGATTGCCCTTCTTCTTGCTGTTGACTGTCATGAAGGCATTCCCGTGTTAAGTTGACACATGGTTATTTAGAGTCATTATTATAAATAGAAGCATGAAAATTCAAAAGATCATGGAACTCTTGGAAGAGGCGAAATTCCGCAAACCCGTCATCATGTATCACGGTACGTCTTCGGCGTTTCTGCGTGAAATCCTGAAGAAAGGCATTATTCCGAACTCAAGGAATGCCGTGTTCGACCATGACGAAGAAGCAACTCCCGATGCCCCTTCCAACAGAACGGTCGGAGGGACTTACTGGACCAAAAACCTTTTGACCGCATCGAAACATGCTTCTCTTGCCAGACAAAAGTTCTGGGGCGACAAGTTGTATGTTATAGCACAGATCGCCGAACTTTCTGCATTCTCGGACGAGGACGATGTGGTGTTCAAGATCAACCGTGCCTTCTCGAAGACCATCAAGGAAGTCTTCGGGGTGATAAAGGATGCCTATCATGTCTATATCCCGATTCTGTTCGATGACAAGAATGTGTACAGGAAGGCACTGAACACCTTCATCGAGTCAGTTCATGAAATTCTCGGTACGGAGAACCAACCCGTTCCTCGCAATCTCCTGATCGAACTGTTCGAGGCGCACATCGAACGCATCTATGCCTATGTGGGCAATGAGGACACCCGGTTTTATGACATGAGACTGGGAGAGAGGATGAGAGAGATCGAGAATCCACCGGAACCGATGGACATGGGCGATGCCGAACGTCGCTATTCAATCGTTCTGGACAAACTCACAAGGCATTACACCAAGTTCGCCAGACAATCGGATTCCGAGATTGGTCATTCGGTCAGGGTGACGGAACCCGTGACCTATCGTGGGTCAAACAGGATCATTGCTATCATTACGGAAACCGACAAGGGACAACTTCTTCTGAACTATGGCGATGTCCCGATGAAGTTCATCGAGGACTACAAACGCCACATCAATCACAACTTCCCCGGTATCGTCGATGCGGAGACTGGCGAGTACGTCGTAGACCCCGAATAAAAGAAGGGCGAGGTTCTCCCCCGCCCTTCTCGCATCAACAACGAATGAACATTACTCGTCGTCTTCGGCCTGAACAAGACCAAGGATTTCGAGGAATGCAACGATATCCTCGATCTTGCTCACCTCCTCCGAGGCATTCTGCTTGTAACAGATCGATACCATCTTGTTGAAGACTGCCGGTTTGATTTCGGCGATCTCCTTGACATGTTTGGCGATCTCCTTGAGGTGATCCCGTTCGGCATCGATCCGATAGAGGCTGTTGATCGACTCCTTGATGGCATTGGTGATCTGTTCACGAACATCCGGGGGGATTTGTGTGAACATCGAATCCGAAACACTCATCTTGCTTTCTCCTTTCGAGTTTTATGACAAAGGTTGTACATCCCGTACCATGTCTTCCAGTTCCTTTACGATTGCTCGTGCCTTGACAAACTGTTCGTGGTCCCGAGTCTCGTCCGCGATCTTCAAGGCCCTCAACAACGTCTTCACGAGTTCTTCCGCAGCGACGATGTGATGACGATCTCCGTCCGCCTTGTACATCTTCAAGGAATTCCGAAGATGACGCTTGATATCGTCTTCGACGGATATGATAACACCCGGATGAAAGAGTGCAAGCTCATCACGTTCCTGAACTATAACATCGTACAGATACTCTTTCTCGACAAGGACAGAGAGAACAAACGCTGCCTGATCGTCTGTCGCATCAAAGTGTCTGTGACCATGATAGATGAAGTCTTCCACAGCCGGGGGTGGTTGACTGTGGGCAGGCAATATTGGAGCGACCAGTGGGACTCGAACCCACATCATCGGCTTGGAAGGCCGAGGTAATAGCCTTTATACGATGGTCGCAATGTAGGCTTTTATATTTATCAAGATGTCTTTTGTTTTGTCTTTAATCCAGTTAAAATAGAAACCGAAATTAAAAATGAGATCATATATTGATGCAAGTAAGACTAACTCTGCCGCGCAAAAATGAATCATTCAGACCTCCATATATTTTTTGAATTCATCTTTCAATATTCTATCAGCTTCAGGAATAATTTGCTCTACTCCGGCGGCATACCACCCAGAACAACTAAAGCTATTTATCTCAAGAATTTTTATTTTTTTGTCCTCTGTCATTGCCATATCCAATGTCCATAACCTGTCCGGCGTCCACTTAACAGCTTCTAAAATGTTATTCACCTTTGTATGAACTTCTGAAGGAATGTTTCTGTCTTCAACGATCTCTTGACCGACCATGTATCTTGATGCGCCTATGATCTTTTTGTCCCCTATAACGAAGCGGTATTCTTCTAATATATTTTGAGCCTTAGATATTAACACCATTGTCGAAGGATCGATGTTTTTAAGCTGCTTAAGGCAATCTATTTCATATTCTACAGTGTCAATAGTCCAAACACTCCCGGTGAAAGGCTTAGCTCCGCTATCCGGTCTGAAAAATAAAGAATTTTCCCCCATAAGCCTAAAATAGTATTCCGGGTTTCCTTCTATATCATCGATAGTTGAATAAACGTGAGTTCCATTTAAAAATTCATTTCGATCAAGGCCCATCAATGACATGTATACACTGCATTTAAATTTTAATTCGTCGTAAAAGCATCCCGTATAGTGTCTAAGACGTGGTATACAGTTTAATGGGACATAGACCATAACAGGGTCTTTGTTCTCCAATGGCAGATCAATTTTCCCCATCATCAGTCCGACATAATCGACAGTATCGTATTCTATACCATATTTTTCAAATACCTCTTTAGGTATTTTCGATTCCGGGAACATTACTTTATCTATTAGCCACATGCTTTTTTATTCTCCAGATATGATAACATTACTTCGGCCTTAGAATTTTTGATGGTATCTATGAATTCTACGTTGGTCCTAGTAGTTTTTATAGGTAACAGTAACTGTTCTTTGAACATGGCCTCTACATAGCCGTTATCTATAATCGCGCTATACCTCCAAGACCTCATTCCCATTCCACAGAACCTGTTATCAAACATCATTCCCATACCAGAAGTAAAGTCGCCATTCCCGTCACAAATCATCTCCAAGTTGTCGATCTCCAAATGATCAAACCATGCTGACATCACGTTGGGATCGTTTACGGAAACACAGTAAACTTCATCTACGTCGTTGAAACAGATATCATAATATGATTCATCATACTCGACGACTTGGGCGTCGGTCTCCTTCGACGCAAAGGCTCCCGGAACAGCGATTATTGCTACTCTTTTCGATTCAAATAAGTCCAGAACCGAGGTCAAAATGAAATCACCCTCGTCGTTTCTGGTGAACACTGTCGCCCAAAAGGGGACAGAAATTATGTTGTTCATGAAACCTCCTTTCTTGTTAAAAAGTCATACACAGTGCAGACTCGCAATTCTTCATTAGGGTCTTGTGTCTCACAACTATTAGAATTTTCTTGAGAGTCTGAACCCACTGCATCTAAAACATTTAAAAACGATCTATATTCACTGACAAACGCTTCCGTTTCCTGATCATTTAGACCTTCTTGTATTGCTACAAAGTACGGTTCAAGATCAATATAAATCTTAGTAACTTGATCTTTTGTGAGTTCTACGGTTTCTCCGTTAATGTCAATAATGTATTTCATGTGTATTTTCCTTTTTTAAGATTTAATGAAGGTTGTTGTAAAATAGTATAGGATATTGTATCAAATTTTGTCAACAGCTTCTGATAGATTTTTCCAAAAGTCTTTACTAGACTGGCTTTTGTATATGTATTTTCCATTGCGGTCTCTTACCCAAAAAGCTCTAGCTGGTCTGGCCCCTATATCTAGATGGATCATTGGTTGGGGTTGAATTCTGTTGATGTTTGTATCTAAATACAACCCTATTCCTGTCCATGAAGGTATTTCTACCGCGCAAAGCCAAAAGTCTAATACGTTTTTAGAAGGGAATACATCTACGGCTTGTCCCATACTTCCGTCACCTATGTAATGTCTACTAGTTTTCGATCCACTTCTTCGTACTAGGCCATCTGGATTTTGGCTAGGGTAGACTGGATGCCCGAACCGTTTTCTAGTAATATCCAGTAATTGAATTACTTCGCTCTTGACGAATTTAAGATCTTCCGGACGGGGCCATTCATCAACCGAAAACGAAGATGTCTCGGCATTTTGAATAAGATACTCGTATGCGTTACTATATTTCATTTTATCCTAACCTCATAGCTTAAAAGAAGAAAGGTCGTAAGACTCTACAGTTTTGTCAATCTCTCCCACCAAGTATTTGGTGTTTTCTGTTTCTTGCGGGGCGGCCTGCCTCCCTTTCCCTTTGATCCATTCTTCGGTCCAAGGCAGTGGGTTCCCTCTAGGGACACTGTAAGGGCTCGGCAGGCCCAATTTAAGAATGCGCTTATTAGCTATCCATTCGACATACTGTTTTAATAAGTCTGCTGTTAATCCTAACATTGACCCACTTTTAAACAGATATTCCGCCCATTCTTTTTCTTGATCTACACAATCGATAAGCATTTGTACACACTCATCTGAAGTTTCTTCTTTTATTTTAACGTAGTCTGGGTCTTCTTTTGGTAACATGTTCAAAACATACTGTGTGAATCCCTGATGCAGGTTTTCATCCCGACAGATGAATTGTATAACTTTGGCGTTCCCTTCCATTTTGCCTTGCCCGGTAGCGAACGCCCATGAACAGGCAAAACTCACGTAAAAGCGTATTCCTTCAAGCATGTTAACAGCCATCAGCGCCAACCACAGAGCTTTTTTATGTCCGTACTTTGTGTATTTCTCGTCATATCCGTGTAGGTTGACGTAATTATTGTAATGTATCAAACTGTCGTAATATTTGCTGATATCTTTGGCACATTCCAATATTTCATCTATCTCGTTTATCTCGTCAAAAACGGTTGAAGGGTTTGGAATACTGTTTTGAATTATGTAGGTATACGAGTGATTGTGTATGGTTTCAAAAAAAGACCATGCCTCAATAAACGTTTCAACCTCTGGCAGCGTTGCTATCGGAAGAAATGCTAAATTGGGTGAGCGGCCCTGAACGGAATCCAACAATATTTGGCGTTTCAAGTTGGACAGAAATATATGCTTTTCCGGTTCTGACAAAGCTCTAAATTCAGCAGGGTCTCTCATAAGATCCACTTCTTCTGGCCTCCAGAAAAAGCTCATTTGTTTTTCTTGCATCTTCAATATGACAGGATATTTTACGTCATCATATCTGGCAATAGATACAGATTCATTATCATCGTCCAAAAACATTCTACATTTTTTATGTGATTTTTTGGTATTATTTGGGTCATACACGCTTTTCATTTTCTCTCCTTATTGTCTGATTATAGAACGCATGAATCACATTCTTCCTGACCATTTGATGCATCTGACTCGTGGATGCTCGTCGAGCCAACTATTTCGTCGTCGTTCGCATCGTCATTTGTGTTGTGATAGTACAGCAATTTTCCACCGTATTTGTAGTATTCCAACAACTGCTTAAGCAAGGTTGTCAAAGGTATTTTCCCATTCGGATAATGTTGCGGATTGATCGAAACGTTAGTAGATATGGCTTGATCAATGTACTTTTGCAGTACGTTGGTTATCCTTAAATATCCATCAGGTGGGTGGTCCCACACCAACTGATATTTGTTTTTAAGTCGATATATTTCCGGGACAACCTGCTTGAATACTCCACTTTTTGAAACTTTTTCACTAACCAGCGCCCTAGGAGGTTCTATCCCGTTAGTCGCGCTAATTACTTGTGATGAGGTTTCACTTGGCATTAACGCCATTAGAGTAGAGTTCCTGATGCCGTGCGTTAGCATTTCTTCTCTAAGCTCGTCCCATTGCAACCGAGGCCGGTGTTTCACTAATTCATCTATATCCTTTTTACGGTTCTCCCAAGGGAAAGTGCCTTGTCCGTATTTTGTCTCTTTCCAAAGCTTACAAGGGCCTTTTTCTTTTGCTAACAAAACAGAAGCTTTTATGAGATAAAAAGACATTGCCTCCATATATTCGTCAACCCGCTCAAACGCAGATTCGTCATACCCTAATCCATTTTTGGCAAGCCAATAAGCAAAATTAACTATACCGATGCCTAGTGGCCGGAATTCTTCGGTAGAAAGTTTCGCCTGAATCATTGGATAATCCTGATAATCGAGTAAAGCGTCTAACGCTCTTACTGCCAACTCGCAAGGCTTTTCAAAATCTTCTGGCTTTTTTATGTCCCCCCAATTTATTGCAGATAGAGTACAAAGAGCGATACGCCCATTTTCGTCACCCATCGAATTAAACGGTCGAGTTGGTAGTGTTATTTCACAGCACAGATTAGACTGTTCGATAGGATGTTTTTCTTCAACAAAAGAGCTTTGTTTGTTGCAATTGTCTATGTTTTGGATGTATATTCTTCCAGTTGAAACCCTCTCGTCCATGATAATGGAAAACATCTCTTTGGCTGGCATAGTGTACTTCATTTTTATCTTTTTGCTTTTTTCATATTTTTTATACAGCGCTTCAAACTCTTCACTGTTTTTATAAAAAGCCTCAACGAGGTCAGGGACTTCATGTGGGGAGAAGAAGGTGATATCTTCACCGTTGATAAGTCGTTCATACGCCAGCCGGTTTAGCTGAACACCGTAGTCCATGTGTCTAACCCTGTTTTCCTCCACTCCCTTATTGTTTTTTAACACAATTAAGTTTTCAAACTCATGATGCCAGAAGGGATAGTAGGCTGTAGCTGCGCCGCCCCGCACACCTCCCTGACTACATGATTTTAATGCGGCTTGGAAATACTTCAAAAATGGGACCATTCCGGTATGGTAGATTTCCCCACCTCTAACTTCAGACCCGAGAGCCCTGATACGGCCAACGTTTATTCCGATCCCAGCCTTTCTGGATACATAATTGACTATGGCCGAAGCTGTCGCGTTAATAGAATCTAGAGAATCGTCGCAGTTGATCAATACGCAAGACGAAAACTGTTTGGTTGGCGTTCTAACACCGGCAAAAACGGGGGTTGGTATAGTAACCGTTCCAGTGCTTAGCAGATCATAGTACTCTTTTATATACTTCATTCTGACATCTTTATCGTAAGAATGAAATAAAGTCGCAGCGATTAGCAGATAAGCTACCTGTGGCGTTTCATAGTATTCATTGGTCACCCTATTTTGAACCAAATATTTTGACAGGATTTGCTTCATCCCTACATATGCTATGTTAAAGTCCCTATCATGTTTTATGATTTTCTCCATTTTTCGCCATTCTTTATCATCGTACCATTCTAACAACTCTTTAGTGTAATGACCGGTCGCCACATTTTTTTCTACTAGTTTTTTTACAGGCCACGGGGTGATTGACCCATATACCTCCTTTCGCAAGTTGAAGTTCAGTAGCTTGCCAGCGACATGTTGGTAGTTCGGAGTTTCTTCAGAAATCAGATCGGCTGCGGTCTTTGTCAAGGTTGCGTGAATTTCCGTCGTTTTTATACCGTCAAAAAGCTGTAATTGGCTCTTCACCTCGATGTCAGATACAGACACTCCGGTAACCCCTTCGCAGGCCCATGTCAATATTTTATGAATTTTTTCTAAATCCAAAGGTTCTGTCGAGCCATCTCTTTTTTCTACCATAATTTCCTTGTCTGACACCATGTAATTCTTCTCCTTATAATCTCTTTAGGGTAAATATTATTTACCAGACGGAACGCCTGTCGAATTTAATGTTTTCATATCATACTGTTATGTGTTCAGTTTTGCAACAATCTGGTTAAGGTATAGTATGATGGATATTTTTTAACCGAAACAGCGTAATAGTAAGGCATGTTGTAAAAGATGACCTCTTTACTTGTTTTTAGGGCTTCTTTCAATTTTATATCAAATTTGGAATAGGTATAACTCATTGAATCTATCACAAGTTGTACCGCACTCTCACGAGTTATGGTTTTTGATTCTAACAAAGCCTTAAGAGTTTTTTGATATTGTTCAAACGTGTCAACCCTATTGTTATATAGATATCTAAAACCGTTTATTGGAAAGATATAGTAAAGTTCACTTGCGTCATTCTTCGACAGTGCTTCCTTTATATCTGGTCCGTTAACGGACACACACCTCATGTGTATGTTGCGAGCCTCGTGCTCCATAGCTTTACCTAACAGTCTAATAACGCCAGTCGGATTCTTTTTATGGCGGACTTTTACTTTCCGGTGATAACTTGCTTCATCTCCAGATAGTCTTTTTATAGAAGGATATGGTCCAGCCATCGAAAGATACTCACCACACTCATCTCGTATTCTTTGTATGATTCTATTCATTTGGTCTTATAAATAATAGTTAACAATATTGTTATTTATTGCCACATTTTAAGGCTTAAGAGTATTCTACCATCATGAATAAAACATTTAAGTGTGATACCTGTAATCTCACCACGGCAGACCCGCCATCTATAGGCGGCCTGAACATAAACTTTTGTAATATAACGCAAGGATGTACGGGCAAGCTTTATTTAATATCGGATCGAGGCGACTCTGACGAAGACAATGATCTGACACAATATAGAAAATTACTATACGTACATAAACAGCAGATAAAATCTGACAAATGGATTGTTGACCATAATTTGAATGCTCATCCAGTTGTTGACGTTTTTATTGAAACTGACGATGGTGGAATTACTAGACTGACAAAAGAAAACTTTTCAGTTTTTTACAATTCAAATAATAGGATAGAAATTTCATTTTCGTCTCCATATTCCGGGAGGGCCGACTTAATATCTAGAAACGTAACTACGGGCTCTATCGATACCTTAAAACCTACAGACAGTCTAATACCTGTGTCCTACAACGGGACTCTTGCGTTCGCTGTTCCATCTATATATTTCGACACGTCCACGAATCCGGAAACAGTGATATACACTAATGGGACCATACAAATAGATATTGTGATAGAAGAGCCAACAGAAGAGCCGATTTTTTGCACTGAGATATTAGAAAATACCGACGCTGGACAATCGCCGTGGAACGACTATCAGGCTATACTTTTCCGGAAAAGAAGAAACTTTAACATCAAAACAAAAAAATTGCTTGATTTTAAGGTTATAAAAGATAGATATTCTTCACTAAGAGACATACCTGAACTTACAAAGTTCAAAATACAGAAAATAAATTTCTATTCTCCGGACTCTGAAGGAGTTTTTGTCGATATCAAATCTAAACAACTGCTGCTATTATTAGCAAGAAGTCCATTCGATAAGGTAGACAAAGATTTAAACAATGTAATTGATATCGGGGAAGTCAATGATGGTGAAATACCATATTTCGTGTTTGTTAATGGGGTCTTACACTCAGACAAATCTAACATTGAAAGGGTTTACCCGAAAATAGAAAAGGCGTTAAGAGTGGTAGAAGAGCCGATTCCTGTCACCCCGCCGGACCCCACTCCGACACCTACGCCGGACCCCACTCCGACGCCGACACCCACGCCGACACCTACGCCTAGCCCAAGTCCTAACCCACAGCCATCTCTAATATGGGTCGATACAACGTTCGATTGGAATGCTGGACCTATTGGATAAATAAAATCAACTGGTAGAGGTTATTGGAGTGATATTTTTTAATGGCTATTGCTTTGAAATAAGCGGAGATACGTTTCTATCGGAGGGAATCCAGTATCAAGGCCCGGATATTGGGCCTGTTCATGGTATCCGAATGAATTTTACATTAACCGGTGGCGCGCCATCAGTTTCGGCAGATTTAAGTATCTCAATTGCTGGACAATTCATTACTGACACATTGAACTTGACTAATGGAACAACCTTCTTCTATGAATTGGATGAAAACAGCGGATTCTTCGATGGAACTCAAAACCTAACATTCTCTGATTATATAACACTAATACCTTACGGTGATGGATATGATACTGTCATATTGTGCCAGATTGAAGTTCTTGTTCCTCAAACATGAGCGATCTTCCAAACATATACGATTTAGAAAAACAAGTTAGGGATCAAACAATATATGTTGTCGGGGGAGGGAAATCATTTAGTCCCACAGCCCCATACTTTAAAAAAATACCAAGAGAAAGAACATTATGTTTAAATTCGGCACTAGAAGACTTCGACAAGTGTTTAGCATGTATGTATATGGACTCTAGCTGGGAAGGCAAAAACCGAAAGCTCCTAAAACAGGCTCGTCAAAAATATACGCTTAGGGTAAACAACGGGAAGAGGGTCTTAAAGCCATATCGAGGGGAAAACATAATTTATATCCGAAATATTTCTATATCGAAATGCTCTTTTGAGGCCGCCTATCGCTTAGAACCTTATGATGTTTGTGGAAACAACGTTGGAGTTTGCGCCATAGATCTACTGGAGCAAATGGGTGCTAGACAAATCGTACTACTTGGATTTGACTGCAATTCTGAAGATGGAAAGTCTCATTATCATGAAAGATATGATTTAACCGTGAAACAATCTACCTACGACAATAAAATTATACCGTGCTTTGAATCTCTTGCCGAACATCTGAAAAAACGAGGCACATTCCACAAAGTTATTAACCTATCTCCGGGATCAAAATTAAAATGTCTACAAAGCAAAGACATCAATAAGTTCGATTTTCGGTGATGACAATCACGCGCTAAAAGGAAACTTTATTTGTGCATCAGGGTTGTAGTTATAAACCTTAAATGATTTTTTAGTTGCCCTAGCACAAAAGTCTTCTAAATCTTTAAACTTCGGAACTTCTATTTTTGGAGATTCTTTCGGTATTCTAGACATTTGTTCTTTGAATAGATCCAACTGGTTTTCATACACATGGATGTTATGCATGACATGGGTCAGCTTTCCGGGCTTCAGGTCGCCCATACCGGCTATTATTCTCAAAAGCAAGGCGTAACTCGCGATGTTATATGGAACGCCTAGAGGATAGTCACAAGACCTCTGAACCATAGTCATGTGTATATATCCGTCTAGTATCATAAACATATACATCATATGGCAAGGTGGAAGGGCCATTTGGTCCAATTCGCCGGGGTTCCAATGAGTAACTATTAATCTACGGTCATCTATACCTTGTTGAATTTTCTTGACGCATTCGTCTAGTTGATCAACAGTGCCCCCATCCGGTCTTCTCCATCTTCTGGCTTGAACTCCGTATATTCTTCCCAAATCATCCTCACCCTTTCTGTTTGGATTGTTCAGCCAATGTTCACTTTCGTTCGCATTAGCATCCCATATCTTACAGCCCTCTTCCCTGAAGAGCTTGGCACTGTCGTATCCTTTTATGAACCCTATTAATTCAGCCGCGATCGGCTCAATGTTCATTTTTTTGGTTGTTAATAGAGGAAAATAATCAGAATCAGACATGTCGTAAACCGCTGTCTCTGCTGGTATAACTAAACAGTTTGTTCTAGTTCTGTCATTATACACCCACACTCCGTTTTCCAAAATCTTTTTCCCGATTCTAATATATTCTTCATCATATTTTCTAACTGCCATTCGCTCTTCCTCTTTTTGTTTGAGTATATTCGATATTTCTTCAATGCACTCTTTTCCTACAAGATAATAGTCCATCTGAGACAAACATTTTGGATCTAGTCCCGGACACTTTTCAGCTAGCAGCTTTTTACACTTTTCATTCATTTTATTATATCTTGTCCTTTCCCATATTATATAGTCAAATTGAAGGGCCGTCAAATCTTCTAGAACAAAAAACAGCGATTTGGTTCTGTATAAATAAGACTAGACTGTCTTAAGAAATTTTCAATGAGCATGAAAGAATCCATGAAGGTCGAGTTCTCGACTCAAGTTATCATCAATGAAATTGATCCTAGGTCTGGGTCAAAGGTTAAACTTTTGGATAAATCAAATGCGATTCATTCTCAGAATATGGCTAGGGCTATTGCTAGAGGTTTGGCACATGAGCCGCACTCATTCATACACCGCATTGCTTTCGGAAACGGTGGAAGTTTTACTGATGCTGGGGAAGTGACTGTTATAAATCCCCCTAACGACGGAACACGCGGAGACGGATGGGAATCTAGGCTTTATAACGAAACGTACTCTGAAATTATAGACGAAGGCAGTTGGCAAATAACAGGAACTGATTATCAATTTTTCTCAAACTCGGCTTTTGGAACAGATCCCGGCTCATACGGTCCCAACTCCGCCAGACCCGGAGGCGGGTCTGTCCCCTCAGACGATCCTGCTGGTGGAGGAGTAACGTCTGTGGAGGTCGGAAGAAAGTCCAATATAATTGCGAAGATGTATATCAACGAGAATGAGCCAGTCACCCAGCTTGCCGCGACAGGATCGGCGGTCACAGAAAGTGAAAAGACTTTTGAATTTGACGAGCTTGGTTTTTACACTATGGGCAGACCGGCTAGTCCTACACCGGCTGAAGCTTTTGTAAACGTGGGAATTAAGACGGCTTCTGATCCTATACCAGCTTCAATGTGGGGGAACATTTATCAAATAGACTACACACTACAAGGGGTTCCTAGATCGGCCCAGATTTCTATACCCGGAACAGGATCGGGACCGAGCGGAGAAGTTACGTATGGGGATCTTTGTGAAGGTATTAACACTGGAACATGGGTCACAGGCGGCGACCCAATAGAAACAGACATGAGGGCAGTCATTACGTCAAGAGATGGTGGGACAGTGTACCCGTCTATCTCTGGCGAAGAAACTTTTGGCAAACTAGTATTTCGCACTATTTTACAAGGATCATCAGTGTCTCTCTCTTTGCAATGTTCGTCGGTGTCAGGCAATGACCTACTTTTCGCGTTAACCGGAGATTGTGCAAAAGTGGATACAGGAAATAAAGTTGGAGTAGATGCTGGTGTTCAAAATGACCCAGCTAATCCGGAAAACGAGAGAGAACGGTTATTGACTCATATAACATTCTCTCCTATCCTTAAAAAAGCTTATAGAATAATAGAAATTGAGTATATATTAACGGTAAGCGTCTCTCAAACACAACCAACATCAGTCGCCGTTGTTAATGGATGATCAAGACTCTTTTCTAAGCCCTTTAGAATAATGAAAGCATCTATCATGGATTATGGGGCTTACCAATAGGCAACCGGCTTTAATCTTTTTTTCCCGCAAAAGTTTTTGGACATTTGCCATAAGAGCACCTTCGTTCGACAAACTGTTTTCTATAAAAACCTTTCTGTTTCCTTGCTTAGAGAACAATATAGGCCAATTACAATAAAAAAACTCCCCTACAAGATACGAAAGGCCCTGAAAGCTCCCTCCATGATGTATCTTGGTAAGCTTGCCCGACTCTAAAACTTCCGAGTTTAAATATTTCTCTCTCAAATTTGCATTAAAATGGTGCCATGACCAATTTTTAAAATTGTCTCCGTAAAATTCTGTAAAACTGAGCTTTAAATAATCTAGGCTTTCTGCCTCAAGTATGGATAAAGCTTTAGAGAATAGGTCTTCATCTTTCATGGGCAGCCCATTTCTGCATCGCCCATCCTTGTCGGTCAGTATCATATCATCTTCAAAAAAGATCATATAGGAATGAGACGACTGGTCAAAATGCTTTGCCGCGAATCTTCTTCCTCCAGATATTCCTAAATTATCGAACTTGAATTCTGTTATATTATGCTGGGAACATATCTCTTTATACTCATCCTCAAAAGAATCATCTGTAGAGTTATTGATCAAATACTTTGTGGATGTCTGGAAAAACTGCTTGTGCGCAGTTAGAAAGGCGTCGATTTGTTTCTTAAGTTGGTCAGGTGAGTTAAATGTTAAAAAGTATATTGCAATTTCATTTTCGTTATATGATTCATTCTTCAACTTTTCAAAAAATGGACCTATAAGGCCATTGGAATCTACCATTTCAATTTTAGTATATTCAGGATACAGATAAGATATTATAGTAAAAAGACTTTCTTCTGTCCCCATATATCCATGCTTAAGAGTGTCCACCATTAGATCATAATATATCTCATTTATTTTTCTTATAGCAGATTTATGACCTCCAAAAAATCCTCCTCTACATACCCGCGTGACTGTATGGGCTGCATAACGGTCAATAGCCTGCTTGTGAAATCCATGTATTTCAGTGTTTGTGTGATAGGGGAAGCCGATATAAATCATTTTCCCACATCTGGCCTTTTTAGCTAATTTAAGATCGAAGATCGGATCGTATAAGATGCTTACATCAACGGTTGAAGATATGCCCGCGTCTATCCAAAAAAAGTATTCTGTATTAAAATGGTTCCATATAGAGGCGTCGTGCAGCATGAACTGTTTACTCATGACCAGACAGTTATAGTGTTCTAGCCTTGCTTGAGGACTTTCTTTCAACCACGCGGTCTGATTGAACCACGTTGGGTCAGAGCGGATCTTTTCTATCTCTTCCTTAAATTGAGCATCGACGGACCTGTTAACAATAACAGTCTTAGACATGTCTTTTCTTATAGACTTAACAAAATCTATGACCTTTTTTTGATTACAGAACACGACCAAATTGATATCGGCTCGTAGCAGTTTTTCGAAATTTAGAAAATATTCGTTTAATGTGCGTTTAAACTGCCCGTTTAAAGAAGACCGTTCTATGTCGTATAACGCGGTAACATACGTTATATTAGATTGGCTCATTTGTCTTTAATAACTACTTCGACTCTATCTAGCCATCCTAAAGTCTCACTATGAGGCCACAGGACATAAGAATGGGGCTTTCCTTTGTGCGTAAAGGCGATATTGTAATGTATAAAGCCGTGGGGAGATCTCATATGTTCTTCAAATTGAGATTTCGTGAGGTCTCTTCTAAACAACTCTTTACCATCTTTGTCATGTACCCCAACGGCACAAAAATCGATATCATCAATTAGCTTCCCTCCGTCTTCGAAGCATTTTGGAAATTCGCTTTTATGAACACATATTATTACGTCATGAGACCCTATAAAGGAATTTTTCCATTCTTCTTCTGTGGCGTATTTAAAATTCACTGGAGGCATCTTTCGGTCCAAAGTTTCTTGCTGAGCCCCTCTATACTCAAAGCTTATACCGGCATATTCTTCATACTCTCTTAATGTTCTTACATTTCCGAATCCATATTTTCCAAAATCTATTTCAACATTTGGGTCTTTCTCCATCCCGAAAAGAATCCGGTTTCTGCGCAGAGAGGAAAGGTTTCGCTCGGTCCAGTCACTATCCACTAACCCTTTCTTTTTGTTTTCGGGAGTGTGCTCGTCCCACATTTTAACCCTACCAGATCTAGTATATTCATGCCACGCTACTAGACGGTGAGGTGAATAAATGTCGTAACCATGTGTAAAAGCCCTAACCGAGATCGATATTTCCTCGCCGTGGAAATAATAGTTCGGGTCGTGTTGCACCTCTATAGAAAATTTCCCGTCCGTGAACGCAAAATGACCGGAATAAAATCTAGCACGAGGCGGGGTATCGATGTCTTTCCATTCGTCCAAATATCTAGGCATGAAAAACACAACTCCTTCTGGTGTGAATCTGTCGAATTCTGTGTAGCAAGGTATCTGTCCCCTATTATCTGGATCGTTTTTTGGGTCATATGCCGGAAGATAGCTTGTTATAATAGGCTTTTCTGATTTCACCTTACACTGTTCATACATTTTTTTCAGTAAAGTGTCCCAGCCCTTCACAAATCGATGATGTGAGTCTAAGTGGAGGGTAAATTTTTCTCCATCATACGTTTGCTGAATCATGTTTCTAGCCCAACAGGCACCTTTAGATTTCCTATAATCAACGTCTATGAACTCTACAACTGCCCCATCTTTTTCAAGCACCAAAACTTCATATTCTTTTATGCCTTCTTCGTGGTCCGCGTGTCTGAACGTCTTCGTGTCGATGACTTCTAGCTCGGCGTCAAGGATATCATCAACAGTCTGTTCCTCTCCGTGCTGCCAACACACAACAATCCGTAAGTTATTTGGCTCATCTGAATTTCCGATAAGGTCAAGAATCGTTGGGAATAACTCAGGATCTTTATACGATGCGATCTGTACGAATATGTCTTCTTTCATAAACTTTGTATGGAGTATTCAATTCTTTTTTATTTATAGACATAAAAAGAGAGAGGGCAAGCCCTCTCTACTTTTATGTCTCCATCAGCCTTTATACCTTTTTCTTCGGCCTTCCGCGACGCTTTTGTGTTGTCTGCTTGGGTGGAGCTTGGACGTTATCATGATCCGGTGAAGGGTTTTTGTTTTCAGCCGCATCCCTTCTTAAAGTGACTTCTTCAACGGGTCTGTTAATTGTTGGTCTTAACCCATGTCTGGTTGCCGAAGGCTTAACTATTTTTCCTGTGGCGGTCCTGACCTGTACCAACTGGTGGAAGTACTCTAACGCATTCATGCCGTTTTTTAGTGTGGTTTCTGCGAGTAGCTCCCACAATGGGTATTGGTTGGCGTTCCGCTTTCTAAGTATTTGGGCTATTCTTCTCTGGTCAACAATGTCCAAATCTTCTTCTTTGATAAAATACAAATCCCCGGTAACCTCATCTTCTTTGACAATTAGGATGTTCCTAGCGATTGAGTCGCCGTAGATGTCTGCTGATACATAATGACGATATGTTGGCATAATTTTTCTCCTTTTTAATATGCTAACTTCGAGTGTATTTATACCTTGAAAATTGATGTGAAAAAGTGTATACTACTTATCTTATCTACGGAGGTATTTTATGAAAGAAAAAATATATAGAGCCGGTATGATCCCTTTTTACGTTTCAGAAGACGGGACCATTTTAATGAAATTTATGGTTCCAAGTGATCAAACTTATGGGGGCAGCGCACCACAGTTCGCGAAAGGCAGAATAGAAAATGGAGAGATTCCGGAAGAAGCTGCAATCAGAGAAGCTTCTGAGGAACTTGGGCTCAGGGAAGAAAATGTATTGTGGTATAACTATCTAGGCATTTTCCTTGGAAGAACTCATATGTATATTTGTGAAGTTGAGAAGCAACACGATTTTGATGAACCACATTATGAGACTGAAAGCACTCATTGGATGACTTTAGAAGAATTTGAAAAGTCTGGGAGGGAATTACATAGACCGGTCATTAGGGCGGCACATGCTGCTTTCATTCAAATCAAAGAAGATGACGAAGAATATGAAAATGTTGAACTATCTTAATCGTCGGGTAGAAGCTCTTGTACGTTTGTTTCAGTCAACAAAAAAGATATTTCTGATATAAAATTTCCGACGTTATGTAATATTCTCTCGTTTTCTCTATTCCTATCCAAAAAAGGCTTGCTATGCTTTTCAACGAACTGGACCCAATCAAAATCTGGGTCCAGTTCGTATAGTTTCACGAGTCTAATCTCTTCGTCTTTTATCAAGTTATAGGGAGACGTAGTAACTCCTATCGAAAAAACGTCTATCCTACTATCATTTGGTAATCGGCCTACATAAAGGTATTTCTGCTTTTGAAGCTCTTTCAGTTTATGAGATATTTTTGTTCCTAGAAAATCAGACCATGTTATCCAATCTCCGGCTTTTCTATAGTGAACATCTGGTCTGGCAGGTATATCGTCAGGCTTCTTTCCACTTTTAGCGTATGCATGCCATTCCGTTACAGAACGGAATCTCAATTTATGAGCAAAAGCTTTTGCATCCTCGTATGGTCTAAACCGTTTTACCGGGTATCTGGGAACAGGCTCATTCCAATTTCCCAGATAATAGCCCCATCCCTTCCACTCTTTATGATAGGCCCTATCTGGACGCTTAGGTAGTCTGGCAGGGGCATGGAAAGTCCACCACAATTGATAGTCTCTAAAAGACTGTATATTTTCTGCCCTTACAATCTTAACCGCCTCCTCGAACGGCATACACACTTTCGGTCTCCCCGGACCTCGTTTAATCTTTTGTTTACGTGGCCTGCCCCTCGGCTTCTTTGGTTTTTTAGGCATGATTTATAAATACTCTCGTACAATAAGTATATATTTGTGAAAAAGTTAACTGAATTTGTTATAGACTTCGCACGAGCCTTCGACGCACTGCGAGTTATTCCACGCTTTCTGCTGTTTGCATACGGTTATCTTGTATATGACATGTATACGTGGTACAAATCTATCCCTCTGGTAGAAAAGATGTCCTGTGACAAAGATATGATAAAAATCTTATTAGACAGTGGAGTAAGCCCGGAAATGGCTGCTAGTCTATCTTGCACTGTGATAGATATGGTAGGTGGGCCTAGCACAGCACAAGCGAGTTTTGTCACCATCATCATTGGTCTTTCTACTGCCATTATTGGACTCTATTTAAATTCTGGACCTAAATGGGATTTTTCTAGAGGTTCATCAGATTTTTACGTATTCAACGATCCTCCCAAAAGCCAACGCCCACGCGGCTCAGAATAGTACTGTAAGATTATGTTTTGTTTTCAAAAAGAGGTTTTAGTTTGTTGATAGATTTTACTAGATTGTTTAATTGGTGTTTTCCAAAATAGCGTATTAGATAAGCCAGATTAAGCCGCTTTTCTCTAAACAGTTCTTCTCTTATCTCTCTATATATTTGTTCTTTTATTTCTTCAGGCTGGCAATTTAAATCCAATAGCATTTTGTTTTCTTCAAACAGTTCTCTGACTTTATGTTTTATCGTTATATATTCCCCCGAGTTCTCATCAAATACAACCTCCTCAAATTCATGTTGCATGAGGTTTTCCATTTTATACGGGTCGTAAAAAGCCTCTACGAGCTTTTTTCTAGTCAGACGAGGATAGCTCGATCGAACGTTGTCTTTTGGGTCGCCTCTGATACACTTCTCAAAGACAAACAAGTCTGCATCGTTGTTATATGCGCTCAAGTCCCTCTTAATGTTAGACTTTAAAGGGTTCATTATGTTAACGTTTGGATATCTAAGCAGTTGGATGTAGTCCTTGTCACTCGACACAATCGTTATTTCTGTGTTCGGATCATTTCCATAAACATGACATATGCCAGCTATGAAGTCATCCCCTTCGATTTCTTCAGCCTGTAAGATGTCAAGCTTCGTATACTTTTTAAGAGTCGAAGAAAGCTCAGATATCCTTGTGTCTAAAAGTTGCTTAGTTTTTCTCTCTGAAGGGCTCAATTTCTTTTTTCTGTTGGCTTTATAAATTCGATGACCTACACTATCTTCACTTTTCGTGAAACGTAACCGCCAGTTCAGCCCGGCACTGTCAAAACACAAAATCATTCTAGCGTCCGGGTTAGATGTTTTTAGATAGCTCAGTCTGATGATGAATTGTGCCAGAGCCATGTCTATAGCGTCTTCACCTTTTGAAAACCCGCCATTAGTGTGGAATTCAATGTGAATAAGGTTGTTACAATCAAGTGCAAATATTTTTTGCATCGGAACGCTCAATCCACAAAATCGTTTGACGTTATATCACCGCGATCAGCCATCAGAGTTGAAAAGAACGCTGAAATGATATCTTCTTCTTTATTCCCATTGAAGCCCTGTCGTCTCAGAGCTTCGATCATGGCTTTATTCCAATCGAAAGTTATCTTTACCCTGCCATCTGAATCAGGTAAACTTGCCATAAAATCAGCCCAAGGTTCATCAGATTCTTTCATAAATGCTTTGTTTTCTTGGTAGGCTTTGAATTCTTCTATGGAATCCTCTACAACACTCAAAAGCTCCTGCAATTTCTTCAAGTTTTCTTGAATCTCAGATACTTCTTTTTTCAGTTCTTTCAGTTCTTTTTCAATTTTTCTCTCTTTTCCAAATCCAAACATTTTATTTTTCCTCGCTCTTTAAACTTTTGCGGTTGGGAACACATAAACTCCTATTCCCGACACCTTTAGACACATTACGCCCATCTTGGATATCTTTATATCAGAGTTTTCCGATGCGCATTGGCTTAGTAAGGGCATCGCAGTTTTAAACGCATAAGAAAACCCAAACACTTTTTCAGCACTATCAGATAATGCCTCCATCGGCGAACTTAGTTCGTTCGATAACACGTCTCCTTCAACATCCGTGATTTTTATTTTCACAGTGTTTCCGTCTTCAGAATATACTTCAAACGTATCAGCGCCCATAGCGCTAATACCTCTCTTTATAATTGAAAGTTCCTCTGGATCGATGTTAAGCTTATAGAAAATTTCATCATTAAACTTCTTAGGCCATCTACCATTGACCACAATATCCGGATTACCGCACCTGATTTCAACCTGTGTATTTCCGCCTTTGATAACAGATCTGGCTGCATATGTCTCTCCATCAGACTCTTTGACATCAACAAGAATATCATAATCGATTTTTGAAGACTCAAACATTTTTAGCCTTTTTGTGAAAGCATCGACTCGGTTGATAAAAATTTTATCAAACTCCAAAAAATCGAAGTCGTTAGGTTCGATTACATATACTGCGGATTCTTCGTTTTTTGCTCTAATTCCAGACTTGTCTATCAGAACCGATTCAATTTTGATTAAGCTACAATACTTTGTAGCCGCCGCTATAATTTCTTTAGTCTGTTGACACACTTTAATCATTTTTTAGTATATCCTACCTTTGTTAAGACGTACACGCATTCTATACTCTTCAAAATCAAAACACAATCAACTGTTCGGCCAAAACGTTCATCTCACTCGGCACGGCCTCCCCCAAAACATCCAGAATGTTCTTTATCGGGTTGTCCACAAGAGACTTTATTTGCCTTTCTCTGTCTATATAAGGCTCGAATTCTTTAAACCATTTTGGTAGTGAAGTCATATCAACAGGCACAGCTATAGCATTAAAGCTACCATACTTTTTAGCCGTGTAAAAATAATACTTTTTGACCTTATCCCCAGATCTTATTTTGTAAGACTCTTTGTCATTAAAAACATTTAAGCATTCATTATAAAATATAGAAGCTTTTGCCATGTGATAGATGTTAGCATTCGGGTCTTCTCGATATATCTGAGTAAGCTCTTCTACGTTAGACACGCCAGAGGGTATACCGATATTCAGTAGATCCCCTTCCTTCAACTCTTGTTTGAACGCAACAATATCTTTCTTGATAGAAGACCAACTTTCCCCTTTTAGGTATCTTTCGAAAAATTTAGTTAGGGCCTTTCTTATCTGCTTCGGGATGTTTGTCTTTTTAATTTGCAGTCCCATTACCTTCATTTTATCAACAGGTTCACCATCTTTTTGAACCAGATGCAAGATATAATGCTTTTTAGCGACGAAAATGCCTCTATCAGATATAACCTCCTTTTCTGCCTGAATGTACTTTTCCCTGCCCCCAGAACAGCCAAAAGTGGTTTTCATAAACTCGGGGAAGGACTCATTTACTTTTTGGCATACCAAATCCGATACTCTGGCAACCTGTTCGAATTCCGCCGAATCCTCTCCAAACGAGGCATTGAAATACACTGAATCAGTGTCCCCGTAAAGAACGGATCTGGAAGGGTATTTGTATTTACCGTCCAGTATTTCTGCGATTTTTTTAGCCATGTGTAATAGCACTACACGACCGGTCTTTGTTGTAGACATCGCTAGACGTTCATCATAGAACCGAAAATACTTGTTTCCAAATACCCCGTAGAGTGAATTCAACTGGAGTTTTTTGGTCTTTTGAATATTGTCATAAAGATCTGCTAGCTTTTTATATTTCTCATCCTTGGTTTCTTCATACTTTTTAAGAGCTTCAGATTTTTTCTTTTGAAATTTTATTCGGTCCTCGAACCAACTGGTCAAAATAGATGGTATAATGCCGTTATAATTCTGATCAAAAATGGTTCCATTCCCGCTAACCACCCAATTTTGTTCTCTTATCGTGTCATACCACTCCCGGGCCGTCTTTGTCACTGATTCACCGTTTTCAAAAACGGCTTCTATGAGGTCATTTGACCTTTCTAACATTTTTTCAAAGTCGATTTCGTTGTTGGAGAATTGGGCTATAATAGTTTCGGGAGAAATGTTGATAGAACGCATGCTAGATGGATATAGCGACTTGATATCAACAGACGCTATCCAATGATGCAGGCCAGTTTGAGGCTCTAGCACGAATGCCCCGGCAAATTTTTCACCATTTTCATCAACGTCGATAGGGCCGTCTGGCAGCACTATTCTTTTTTCTTGTTCGTGCTTACAATAGTTTAATATGGCGCTATCAGAGGTGCTAACCGTTCCAAGTACAGAATGAATGTTGTTAGCAACCGTATGAGAGAACTCAATAATCAGATCAAAATACTTAAACTTTTCGTCTAATTTGCGGAGAATCTGTGTGTCTCGAATATTATAAAATATGAACTGATCAAAGTCTTCGTGGTACAGTTCATACAATGATTTACCAAACTCCAACTTTTCAAAATCTTTCAATTCTTCTTCTGCAATCGATTCCAGAGTGTAAGAATCTCGTTTCATTGGATCAAACTTTTTAACGATGGCCATAAGGTCAACCCATACTCGTCCAATGGGCTTAACAACTAGTTCCATATCCCCATATTTTTCTCTTTTGTCAACCTTTACATCAACATCAACGTCTGGGAAATTCATTTTTTTGGTGTATTCTTTACCTAAGACTTTCAAAGTTCTAGCGTAAATATAAGGATCATCGAAAAATTCGGAGTTCCAACCGGACACGATGTCACTGTCTTCGATTTCTTCAAAAAATCGCTTCAACAGTTCTTTCTCACTACTAAGAAGCTCTATCTTACAATCATGTTTAAGTAGTTCTTCAGGTAGGTCAGTCAATTTAGCATTGGCCCATTTACCCGTTTTTGGCCGCAACGCCAAGACTATCGACTCGTTTTTATGTTTGTGGTATAAGGCTATTGAGCTAATTCGGGCATATGGGTTCTCGGGCCGGGAGAATCCGATCTTAGGATCATAGTCAACCTCGATGTCATACACCGTGACGTTTAACTCTGCATCTACCGGCTGCTTGTAGTAGTAGTCGCTGAGAATCTTTAACTCACAAGATATATCAGACTCATAGAGTTTAATACCTTCTTCCCGTAACTGTTTTCTTACTTCATAAAAATCGAACGGATTATCAAACTCAATCTTTTCCAATCTTTTCCCATTTACGGAAAAGAATTCTTGCTCTGACTCTTCGTTCTCAATGAAGAATTCGTATGGGGCGTCATACTGGACCGCCTTCCGGGTTCCGCCTTTAGACTTTTCCCAGACAACTACTGTTTTTTTATCTTCTGTTAGATAGGTTGAAATATACATTGAAGATGAAACTTTCCAATCTCATTTAGAGCATATTAAATAGGCTTGGGGAACTTACGTCAAATTCCCCATTTGGTCGGATCTGTTTCGTAGTCTTCCGGGCGAAACTGAAAGCCTCCTTCGCTTCTAATTTGTAAATGGACCTGTACCAAGTTGCCTTCGTGGACAGGCCCAACACAGTAGACGAAGTTTGGGGTCGATGGGAAAATAACCATAGTCCCTCTTTGCGGTTTAAAATTTATGTCAAAATTCGGAAAGTTAAGGTTCCCGCCATATGTTTCAAAAGATGGCTCAAAATCTCCTTGGTCGTTATATGTTGTAAGCCAAAGAATACCTGTAAAATCTATCCTGTTTGAGAGCTTCCACCCTTCTTTTTTGTCATACAAATGGGAGTCAACTACAAGTTTTTTGTGATTGTATTTCCTAGGATACCATTCAAACATTAACTTATGTGTTCCCAAATAAGTTGTTTCATAATGGGCTTCTAAATTATCTACCACCGGGTCAAACACTTGCATAATTCTTAAAGTGTTGAGTTGATTGTGAAACACCATTTCTCTGGGAGTTCCATCTTGGCCCGTCAGCGGTCTCATTCTACCAATAGGCAGATCATCTAAAATCCTTTCACATGCCATCGGAGGCAGAAATTCTGGAATAACTAAAAAAGGAGATTTTTTATTCATATGGTGTTAGCTGTTCAAGACGTTTTTATTTATGTCTGATTTTCTTTAATGATTATACACTCTTCCGGATAAATTTCACTTTTCTTGACCACCTTAAAAGTTTCGCAAATATACTGGCCTCCTTTTTTGTAATAAAGATCGGTTTTTACATTGCCGTCCTCGTCCTTACATATGCCAGAATATATTGACCTATTTTTAAAAACTATATTTCCCATCGAGCAAGCAGCACCCTCTGTTTTGATTTCATCAAAATTTTCTACAACTATAATGTTCTCTTCCCCGGATTTTATTTTTTGAAGCTGATCAAATATTTCTATAGTTTGGCTTTCATCTATTGTCTCTTGGTTATTTTCTTTTTCGATTTCTTCTGATTTTTCTTCACAACAGCGGCTTCCGCCAGAATCGACGCTTGTTAGTATTTCCGCCACAGAGTTAAACAGTTCTTCTTTTGAGTGAACTAATGGAATGTCTTTAAGATAGCATAAAACTTCTATATTTCCAACTAGCTTATGCTTTTCTGAGCAGTATACTAGTACTTGTTCGGGATTTTTAGATCCGCTTGCCATTCCAAGTTCGAGTAAGCTAATTGGTCCAGTCCGGTCTTCTGGAAGAAACACTATACATAGGTCACTACTTTCAATATGTTTGTGCTCCCAGCACACTTGAGAGAAGAACCTAGAATCAGATAGTCTAGTTACCCAACTATCATCCCATTTTTCATTGACAGGATCAATGATTATTACTTCTGTCCCCTCGTTGTCGTCCAATGCTTTCAGGTGGTTTATTAGCTCACTTCTCCATTCAGTAACAGGGCCTGCTAAAAAAACTGAAAACGTGTTTATCTTGTTAAAAGTTTTTCGTTCAGGGGCTTTGAGTATTCTAATTTTCATTAAAACTCTCCTCTAAGGCGTTTATTCAAAAATTGGACCATTCTGGAAGGTGCCCGTCTCTTGGCGAGTTTAGTTTTTCTGACTCTCTCCCCTTTGCGTATTCGAGACGATTTTTTACCCGCTCGAACCTGTTTAGGATCTTTTCTCATCCCACATTTTTGTGGGTTTTTGACCAGCCTACCTTTTCTGGGGCCAGTCATGCAACGATATTGGCGATCAAACTTGGTGCCGTACCGTTTAAACTGCCGAGCAACAGACCTTTTCGTCCTCCTAACAGGAATTTTTGGTACAAGAGATCCAACAGTGCTTTCAGCTAGAGTTTCAACCATTTCTAAAACTTCAACTATTCTCATTTTTCTTCCCCTGCCTGATCTTTGTTTTTTCCAAAAATGCTGTTCGCTTTTTTCTTTTCTTCTTCTTTTTTCAGCTTTTCTTGTTGCTGTTTCTCTCTTTGGCGGTGAGTGACGATTCTGCGCTCGGATGCTAAAGCCTGAAGCCTGTATCTCCTCTCCACTGGATCTTCGATCTGCTGTATAGCTCTACGTTTCATCCTAAGCGTCATTTCATTGTCTAGGTCATCCAATTCTAACAATTTGCCGTATATTGATTTTCCTTCGGCGACGCTTCTTAACTTGTATCTTGCCAGATCCGCTAACTTTTTAGCCTCCCTTTCTTTCGCCTTCTGTTCTTCTAACTCTTTTTCCAATCTGGCCAATTCAGTTTGTTTTGCCATTTCTTCTTTTGCAGCTATAGCTGAATACTCGGCCTGCAACGCTCTAGACTTTTCTGCCTCAGCTTCAGCTTTGGCAATTTCTGCTTCCGCCTGTTTAATCATCATCTGAAGAAGACTTTTTAACATTGTTTTCTCGTCTTCTTCATCTTCTTCGGCCTCGTCCATGTCAACCCCTATATCTTCTTCAGGTTCTTCTTCAGGCTTTTCTTCATCGCCTTCAGGTTCCTTAGAGGGATTTTCTTCTTTGCCGTTTTGAGGAAACTCATCTTCACTGTCGTCGTCCTCGAAGTTGCTAGAAAAGTCCGTTTTTTCTTCGTCATCTTCGTTGTCTGCTTCTTCGATTCTGGCTTGTGGTATTACATAAATTTTGTTCTCTGGAATTCGTGGAAATTGGACATCTATTATGTCAAATTGCTGTTTCAGATCATACAATATTTCTGCTATACTTTTAGCATATCCTCTACCAGTCATTTTATATTCTTCAACATCGGCCATATGTTCAGACAGTGCCGCTTCAAATTTTTCGGCTTGATCCTTTCTAACCGTTATTTTCATCAGATTACCATCATCGTCTTCAACTGCATAAGATACCGAATTTGTTCCTACTCGGTTCTGGTTTCTTATACCTGTGAGTTTGGAATGTACTTGGCTAAGGTTAAAAGTGTTTTCTTCCTTGAGATAGCTTTTACGTTTTTTCTTTTTGTCTTTGCCTTTAGGCTTTTTGACTTTTTTTCCACCGTCTTCTTTTTTGTTTAGATAGTCTCCAACGAAGTCTAGAAAAGATATTTCTCGTCTCTGCATAGGTATTCCAGTTGGAGAATCCATTCGGACAGCTATTCCGTGTGCTCCAATGGCCCCAGCCGGTGCAGTTTCAGTTAGTTCTTTATTTTTTTTCATGGAAGCGTAATATATTCTTGGTCTTTATGTATTTATTGAAAATAGAAAAAGTCAAACAAATTGTTCGTCTTCTGTCAATATTCTAAATCGGATATTCCTTTCTTTACACCACCTCTCCGCTGCTTCCCACTTTAGCTTGTTGACAAAGTAGGTGTAGTCTTCTTGGATTCTTCTTTGTGGTTTTCTAGCTCTAGATCTGCGAGTTTGTTTTTTGGGCTTAATTTCTATTAGCTCTCGGCGTATATTGTTGTTACTGTCAACAACCACGACAAATAAATCCGGTATATATATCGAATTTCTAACTGTTCCAGTTCTTGGACAAGGTTTTTGGTATGGTATAGCAATTTCTTCAGACGCCCAATATAACACATGCGGGTTAAGGTCACAAAATCTGAATGCCTGTTCCTCCCAAGATGACCTAAATACGATATCATTCGGGTTACCTAAATATTTTTCTGGATGTTTGGGGGTATATTTCCCAGAAACCCATCCTCTAGAGGACGGTTTATGTTTTGTCATCTTCCTTGATTATTCCGAGTACGTCGGAAAACTTTAACATGATAAGTTTTCGATCATCATGGTCTATCAAAAGACCTGTTCCGTTAGGGAAAAATACTTTATCTCCTTCTTTTAATGGAATCTCTTCCCGTACTCCCTTGTGGTTAATCCACCCACTTCCAACGCTCCTAACCGTACCTACTTTTCCGCTAGACTTCGATCCTATGACGATCAGACCGTGACGGTTTGATTCTTCTTCTACTTCGACGAACACTTCATCTCTTAAAGCTTTTAACATATCTTATTCTCCTTTGTACTAAAGCGCCTAGCTATTTATAGGCTAAAAATCAAACGTGATCTACCCTATAACCATCGTATACAAAAGTTATATTTAAGAAAGCTGGATCAGATGCCGCCATGTCTAATTCATCGGCAATGATGTTTGTTATCTTTGGATTGAAAAACTGGTACTGCGTCTTTTTCTTTCCTCCTTGAGCAACATGCAGTAGTGTCATTTTTTTGATTATACCAAGTTCACTGCCTTCCTCCAATGCTTGTACTGTAGTTAATTCTCTAACTAGGTCGGCGTCGGGCGCATCTGCCAATGGAGAAACTGCCTTCATATATGCGTCTACAACACTGTGACTTCGTTGGCTGGAATCGTCATATAAAGTAAGGTTGAATGTGGTAAAATCGGTCCGTGTAGCAACCTTTGTCCTAAACCCGTAATAATTGACATCATAATAGTTTATTACTGGCGAAATTCTGCCAGCCGACTTCACTGCTAGATAGTTGGTTTCTAGGCTTAGTCCACCCAACGACTCCCTTTGGGGAGAATTTGACCTGAACTCGAACTTAACAAAAAAGTTAAATTTGAGCTTAGGCGATTCTGAAGAAGCAAACCGGTCTTTTATATCTGGAACAATTTTAGTCCCATGATATAATACTGTACCCAAACCAGTCCCTTTTTTGGAGTCCATATACTAACCTCTCTAGTTGCAATAGATATTTATGAATTTGAACATTAAACAGAAAAGGCCCATATAAATATGGGCCTTCGTTTCTATTGTCACATTACATAAAGCGGACTTAGAATCCTGCGGACGTACCACCAGTGGCTTTCTTGTCAACTCCTGTAACAGACATGTATGCGTGATCATAGCGCATTGTGATAACAGTCTTAACAGTTTCTGAATTCTGATAGTCTAGATCACCAAAATCTATGTTGTTGATAGCACAGCCTTCTAAGACCCAAGTTTCCAACACCAGAGTTCCTCCGGAGTTAGGATGGGAACCGTTTAATAACTCCAAAGTCGTTAAAAATTTGTAGTCCTCACCGGCCATTGCCTGTCCCAAAAATGGTCCCGGCCCCGGTCCTATCAATTTTTGCTGAACTTCTAACTGCTGTAGTAGAGCCCTATGGACTCTTCCACCAATATCTGGTTCCAATGTTATTGTTATAGGCTGAAACGTGTATTTTCCTTGTATGTATGCGCGAGAATTGTACCTATCTAACGTGATTTCATCATACTCAACCTTGGGGCGATCTGCTGTCACCGCCATTGAAGTTACTGCTCTAATGCCCCCGCTTGAAGCTTCACGCAGGTTCATCTGAATTCTCCAGCGGTTTTTATACGCAGGTTGTAGTATTCCTCCGGTAACGCCACCGGGTATGCCCATGTCGGTAACTGTTGCCATATATTTTTACTCCTAATCCACTATTGTATTTATCTCAATGTGCTTTTGTTTTTCCCAAATGAAAAACATCTCTATATCTGAAACGCAAATTGATAAATATATTTATCAGAGAACACGGTAGACAGTTTTTATGTCAAACGAAAATTTAAATAGAGCCTCATTGGCCTTATATGCCTTCATCGACAACATAGAAGAATCTCATTATGAGATGGACAATGACAGAATTGAATACAATTTAGGGCTAACCATAAGAGATAGCACTTTTAGTCATGTGGACATTGTAATTAAGAGGGGAGATTCACTATCGGTTAAAGCTGCCACAAGAAAAGACTATCCAGAGAAGAGGTATGCCCTAGTTATAACAACACCACAGCTTCCTAATCCCACAGAGGTTGGAAAATTCATCGAAAGCAGAGAGGTTGCCATCGACGCGATCAATGAGCTAGCAAAGATATATGACTCTATAAAACTTCACGTAGACCAGCCCGAAAATGACTCATTGAGTGAATATGAACTGAAAAAACGTTATAATGATCCGATATTCTTCGAGGACGTTTACATAAGAGCCGTTAAAGAAGTAAAAAAATATTTGAACCGTCTTAAAACTCAAATATCTAACCTTCGAGAACGCGCCGACTCTGTTGGTATACCAGCCAGAAAATCGATATACCTTATGGCTATCAAGGATTTGATTGATGAGTCTCTTGGAGATTATAAAAAGTTCTCGACTATATTTTTCGACAAACTAAATTCTATGTATCCCGATTTTATGAAATACATAGATTCCGATAAAAAGAAAGTATTAGAAGATCGAGTAAAGCAATTTTATAAAGTGACTTTAGATAAGATGCCGGTTGCACACGAATAAAAAAGCCCCCTTTCGGGGGCTTTTTCTTATGTGTTGCTCACGATGCTTCCAGCCGATCCGATATCTGCTGCAAAGTCCACCACCCGTATCGGGACATAGATGAACTCGACCGCTGTAATCGGTTTTAAGGCGACATCGATCCACAGTTCTTTTCGCTGCACTCTGTCAGGAGTATTGTTGCTCTCATCACAGATAGTCGCAAAGTCGAACAAGGCCCTGTCGTTTATTAGGCTTGCCAAGAAATTGTCTACCGTAGTTTTAACCTGATCACGTGTAATCTGGTCATTTGGCTCAAACAGATAAGGGAACACTCCTCTACGGATTTCGCGCTTAATGAACCTTAACAAGCGTTCTATGTTCACGGATTCTCTCGGAGAAGTCGCAGGATTGACGGTTTTTTGCCCTAAAATTAATATTCCTCTACCAGCTATTCGGGTGATAGGGTTTATGTTTTTCGGGAATTCGTACAAAGAGTCTCTCTTTCCTACGTCCAAATCATCTTCCACGAACTCTGTTGGCCCGCCAAGAACTCCTGAAACGTATCCAGTTTTTGTCAAGTGAGGACACAATCCTCGCTCCACCCCAGCGGGAGCATACCACAACGCTTCTTCTCGGTCGTTGAACGCATAAGCTCTTAGTGCTGTTGCTGCGGATGTGGTCAAAATGTTTCTACCATCAATATTGCTGGATATTCCATGACCGAAATAGTACGCAGCACCCGGGTAGGTTGTGCGTTCAGATGACAGTGCCCAAGTTGAAATACCATTAAAACCTGTTGGAGGCTTATCAAATGGGGTTTCACCTATCACAAAGACTTCATCTAACATCTCGGTTGCCATACGGTTGAGTTCATCAACTAGCTCATGATAGCCCGGAGCAACCAACAAGTTGAACGAATAGGCGTCAGGGTTTCTTAGGCCGAGTGTCGGATCGTTGATAGCTTTCTGTAACTGAACAACAATCTCTGCCCTTCTTTCAGCGTCGTTTTCTCCGAGGCTTGTGTGGTTTCTAAACTCCCTCGTCAGTTCGTATTCAGAAGCCGCAGTTGTAAGAATACTAACAACACTGTCGCATGTGTATGTAACACTGTCGCTTATCGCGTTGAATAGGCCATTGAAGCTTCCTGTAGCCGCGTTTTCGTAACCGTCGGCAAATATCAGGAGAGGGTTAGGTCCAGTCCCCTGAACAGGGTCTGCAATAAATTGGAACAGATTCAATGAACTGAACAAGCCGGTTGACCCTGAAACGTTTTCATCTATTGATATGGATGAAGTGACACCAGCAAATAGCGAACTAACTCGAAGCCTTCCGGCCAAAAACTCTATAGTTGCCGAACCTGAAAGGGCAGTGTTAATTTCGTCGATTAGCTCACCAAAGGTTTGCGCATCTTGTCCTTGAACCGTTACGACCTGTGCGGCACCGCCGTCAACTTCTATACTGAAGGAATAAAGTGTTGTGTCGTTGTTCAAGCCAGTAACGTCGTTTGTAGTTAGAAATCCGCCACTGGTGTCAAACACAATTTCTTGATAGCCCGGTCTCGCAACCGAATGGTCATCTAAAAAGTCATCCTTGAACAGGTTGTTATTTCCAGTTCTTCCTTTTGACGAGAACGAATAGCATTCAAAAACATCAATCAATGCTTCTTCTAATAGTATCTTGACATCACTGCCTTGGATTTCATTGACTGCGGCAGGTCCAAACAAGCCGTTTTCTTCGTTGTATTCTTCTAGATAGTCATCAAACAACTCACATAGATAATCTGATGCAGACGATATTTTAGATTGCCACAGCTTTCTCAATCCGGCAATGCTGTCATCAAGGTTAACATTTGCTCTAACCACATACGCCCGATTTCCGACTTCCAAGAATTTAACCAAGGCGTCAAGCCCGTATTCATTTCTGGCATCCCCGTGAAACGGTTGTCCATCCGCACTTTCCAAATATCTAGGAATGCCATAAAGCTCGATTGCTTGGCGAATGGAGGTGACCTCACGAAACACTCCATACTCATACGTACCTAACGCCGGAGTTACTCCGTCAGGTTGCGTCTTTTGGTCAGCCGTTGCTATGAATATTACAGGTATTGTTCCTGCTCGACCGGGAATAAAGAACGCCTGATCGTCTATTGTTACACTTACACCGGGACTAATTAAGCTTGCCATATTATTTCTCCCAATAGTTATTTTGCTATTGTCTCTTTGATGTATTTATTTATTTGTACTACAATAATTACAAAAAATAGTTAGCTCTTAGGAGGGTCCAACTCATCTATGTCAAACAGGGTTTCATACTCGTCCGTTATGCCACGAGACGCCGCTACTTCTTTGACTTCTTTTAGGGTGGTAGATTCCCCGATGTTTTGTATTCTCACCTTGATTTTTGCTATCAAATCTTCTTTAACTTCGACTGGTGCAGAAATCCATGCGTCTATCTGAAAAGAGAAGCTTATAGAAAGTATTCTTCTTTCTTGGCCCGCAGGGTAGTTTTCCTCATTATCAACAGACAAAAGACTCACTCTATTAATAGAAGTATGGTCATGGGGGTCGTCTGACGTGTAGATTATTAGGTCCGGGTCAAATATAAGAGCGATTTGTTCGAGTATTTCATACTGGTGGTGTAGGTTTGATGTAAGGACATTCACTTCGCCTTTTATTCTCCAAGGGATAGGTTTTAGTCTATGCACCGTTTTCAGGTCATCTGGAAAAACTCCTCCACGAGGAAATGCCACTGTCGCATCAACCGTCCTCATTCCTGCCATTCTGTCCACAGCCAGCTCCATATCCGTAAACCGGACACTAAGCAGCGGTAGTTTTACTGGAACATTAGGCGAGTTCCTAGCCAAAATGTGCGCAACTACCCGATCTTTCGACCCGTGAACAACAGGTACTCGAATGAGGTTGCTTTGAGAGTTAAAATCGTTTTTCCCGACAGAGACCTGCAATCCAGAAAATATCGACATAAACTGAATGAGATATTTTTTTATCTGGTTCTGGCTGTAATAATTAGACAGTATGTTGTTTTCTTGTACCATTAATAAAGCTTATCATCGACATTTAACTTATTTATACCGGGCAAGAGTCACTTGTTGAAGCCTCAACACTTTCTATTTCTATTATATCTCCCTCTAGCAAAGGCTCTCCGTTTGAAACGTTTACAGCTATCCAAGAAGTTTTGAAAATATCTGGGTGTCTTTTTCTAGCCGCTACAGACCTTTCTAACACTTCAAAGAATATACCATTAACCTCTTTTGCGGTAAAATTGTTGTATATAGCGCGAAGCATTTCTACATATCCTTCGGGCGTGGACAAATCATAAGATTCATAGAATTCTTCGATATCATTAACGGACCATTCTTTATTAGGATCAAACAGTATCTCCTCTAGCAGTGGTCTAAGCTCCGAAGTATCTAAGAGAACCTGACCATCCCCCAGCCCTATTCTCGTAGCCGCTTTTTCTACCAGTGTGTCATACCTAACTCTTTCGTTAGATGGCAGAGGATGGTTTTTATCAATATTAAAGTCTTCGTCTATGGACAAGAAACCCGTCGCACTTTCCACTAATTTTTTCCATAAAACAAAATCTATTTTTGAGGGCTGTTTCCTTCTAATGAGTTTCCAGTCTTCATGTTTATTGCTCTTGGAAAGATTTTTTCCTATCTCATCTCTTAAAGTAAAGTCTTTTCTTAGTCTCAAAACATAATCCGAGTTATTTTTAACAGTGCTTGCAAGCCCTTTGACTATAAGCTGTGAAAACCGCATTGGAAGATTATTGTCGTCTGGGTCATATGTCGCCCCGAATAATACCCCATAGCCTTCCCCCTCGGTCCTGAAGCCGTCTATGATAGCATATGGTCCATTAATGGTTTCCAATTCCCTAGTGGCATCCAACAGCGTCAATGAAGTACCGTTCAGTAGTTTATGGCTTCTGTCTGAACTAACCCAGAAATAATATTTGTATTTTTTCTGTCCGCTCAATCGTTCAATATGTTCAACCTTCACGTGTGGATAAATCTTAGTATATGTTCCAGATTTTAGTTCTTCTTCTGTTGGGTCAACGGCACGTCGGATAACTGTTATCATCGAATTAGGCCCAATTTGGGACAGGCTCAGAAACGCTATAAAATTCTGATACGCACTAGACGCCCCTATGGTTTTATATTCCGTGGTTGACAAAAATTTTCCATTGACATAAACTTCCAACAGATCCCCCTCACTAAAATTAACCATATCTGTCTGGGATATTCCTGCTATTGGGAACGTTGAAGAATAAGTCTTCTCTTCTTTCCAAGACCCGTTTTCGTTTTTGTAGACAACCGCCCTTGGCACACCCGTCAGAGCTTCTTCCAAAGGTTTATTGTCTTTCAGGTCTCTCTCGGACTGTAATATATACTCTTCCGGTGAAAGCTCACTTTCGGTCCATCTATATAATTCGATTTTTCCATATTCGGCAAGCCTTCCCCATATTGCACTTCTCTCATCCTGAGTGTTATAGATGTGTTTGTCGTAGTATGGGAGATACCCCTTTAAGGTAGTATCCAACCACACTTTTCCTACTTGCTTTTCGTCCCAATGCTTTTTGGAAATCCTGTCGGGGTTCAGGTCATCAGTATACTTAGCAGGATCGTTATCAACTTTCCAGTCTATGGGATAGTTTCCGATAGGGTTTTCTTGTCCTAGTGCTGGATTCCAAATCGGAATGTTAGTGACAACCGATTCTTTTTTGTCGATTAATTTGAACACATTGGTAGAATCATAGGAGTATGTTATCCCAGCCACTTGTACGTTTTGCCAGTTATCCACATCTTGAGTCAAAAACTCTATAGTG